CACGGAATTGTCGAGGAGGACAGTATCCAAACCAACACTAACACCAAGGAAGATACCAATGAAAACAGTTAAAGTTCCTGCAGTAAAGAAATCAGACGGAAAGATTGTAAAAGCGAAATCTAAAAAGGAGAGCCACGATGACCTTAATACGGAAGGCAAAAGAGGTTTTATACTTTCAGATGGCAAGTTCGCTGGCAGGGAAGAGGCAGCTACAGTTGCTAAAAAAGCCAAACAAGTTCCTAAGACTATTAAAAAACTTCACTCCGAAGATTTGCGGAAAAAAAAGAAGTGAGTTTTACAATCATGCAGCATGATGGCATGAAAGTAATTCAATGGTTTAGTACGATTGATGAATTGATTGCTAGTATGATTGCTAATCCAAAAGATAGTTATTGGAGAAACAAATGAAATTTACTAACACAGAAGGGTTGCTCATTGTAATCCTATGCGTTACATCCGTTGTGGATACCGTAGTTAACATATTGACATATATCAGGGGGTGATATGGGAGAAATTATTGAGTTTCCAGAAGGCACTGTAGGGGATGTTCCAATAGATTCAGTACTTGAGGGGGCTAAGGTATTACAGATGGTCTGCATTATGGGGTACACAGCAGAGGGTAATGAATACTTTGCCAGTAGCTGTGGTGACATTAAAGAAATTAATTGGTTATTAGATAGGTATAAACACTTCTTGCAAGGGGTAGCAGACGATGAGTAAAGTACAAGAGTATTACGAAGATTGGTGTGAAGAATGGAAACCTGCAGTTAAGGGACAGAATCATCCAACCAGTTATGAAGGATTTGAGGCAGGATGGATGGCTGCTATTGAAATAATGTTAGAAAAGTTGGAAACTTCTAGGTTCAATGGAAAAGTTACTGGATGAAGAAATAAGGGATATATGGTTCTCTAAGCTCATGGTTTGGAAAAAGCCTACAGAACTAGATATGCGGTTTGCAAGAGAGATAGAGAAATATTTAAGGGAGAAGTATGATTCCAGCAATGAGAAACGCAAGAGCGACCCATGTTGATTTTGGGTTCTTGAGGGGGGTAATAGGTAGTAACCCTAACTTTATGCCATCTAATATAGATATGGTACTAGAGCGTAAAGGGAGCTTCCTATTTGGGGAGTGGAAACGTGAAGATGAGGAAATAAAACAAGGGCAAAAGATTCTATTAAAAGAACTAGCCTGGATACATCGTGTATTATTGATTACGGGTTATGTGGACGATGCTCCTCATATCACGTTGATTCAAGAGGTTCTCCCTGCAACGGGGAATCTTAAAGTAGTGGGGAAGTCTGTTGCAGATTTAATGAAGTATATCCAAGACTGGTATAAAAATGCGGAGGAAGAAAATGCAAGAACATTATGAAACAGTACAAAGAGAGCAAGAGCAGTTAGAAGTACGCCTTCAAGACTATCTGTATCAGAAAGAGCGTCTTGAATGGCAGTTAATGTCGGTAACAAACGATATTGAAAAAATCAAAGAAGTCATTGAACAATTAGAAAAGGAATTAGGAAAATGAGCTTAACAGTCAACGCAGGTAACGGTGGTGGTGGTGATTTTGAACAATGTCCAGCAGGAAGTTTTGCTGCACGATGCTACCAAATTATTGATTTAGGTCATCAGACTTTTGAATGGAAAGGTGAAGCTAAAGTAGCCCCTAAAGTTCGTATCACTTGGGAACTAAACGAAATGATGAGTGATGGTCGTCCATTCTCAATCTCACGAGAGTACACGGCTTCAATCGGAGACAAGGCCAATCTACGGAAAGACTTGGAAGCATGGCGTGGTCGTCCGTTTAGTGCGGAAGAGTTGCGTAACTTTAGTCTTGAGAATGTATTGGGTGCTCCTTGTCTGTTAGGTATCGTACATAAGCCATCTAAGGACAACTCTAAGGTCTACGCTAACGTAGGTTCAATCATGGCTTTACCTAAAGGTATGCCTAGTCCTGAGTTGGTTAATCCTGCCGTCAAGTTTGATATTGGCACTTTTGACCAAAAGGTATTTGACGGACTGTCTAGCTATGTTCAGAAGAAGATTCTAATGAGCAAAGAACTAGAAGAAAATGGTATTCCACAGAATACTAGCTCACATGATGAGCCTGTAATTGAAGACGAGACAGTGCCGTTCTAGTTTTACGGGGGAAAGCGTAAAGAAGCGAGTACCCCACCTTTAAGGGGAATTAAGGGATGAATTATTTATCAGTATGTAGTGGAATAGAAGCTGCTACTTGTGCATGGAAAAGTCTTGGTTGGAAACCTGTAGGTTTCTCTGAGATTGAACCATTCCCAAGTGCTGTGCTTAAACATCATTATCCATCTGTTCCAAATTTAGGGGACATGAATAAATATAAGGAGTGGAATCTTGAATCAGTTGGACTTTTGGTCGGAGGAACTCCCTGCCAATCATTCAGTGTTGCAGGGCTTAGAAAAGGACTTGAAGACCCAAGGGGGAACCTTGCCCTTAGCTATGTCGGAATTCTTGACCACTTTAGACCCAAGTGGTTCGTATGGGAAAACGTGCCAGGTGTCCTCAGTTCAAATGGTGGACGGGATTTTGGTTCCTTTCTCGGGGCGTTGGTCAAAATCGGGTATGGGTGGTCATATCGGGTGCTTGATGCTCAATACTTTGGAGTCCCACAAAGACGCAGAAGAGTGTTTGTTGTCGGATGTCTTGGAGACTGGGAATCTGCGGCCAGAGTATTATTTGAGTCCGAAAGCCTGTGCGGGGATACTAAGAAGAGCAAAAGTACGAAACAAGAAGTTGCCAGAACTTTTATACCAAGCCTTGCTCACTGTCTCCAAACAACTTGCAACGACTACAGTAGAGCCGATGGATTCAATATGATTGCGTATGAAACTCATCCTGCAGATTCACGAGTTAAAGAGATGGGTGAAGTATGTCAGACCGTTACAAGTCGTTGGGGAACTGGCGGTGGGAATGTCCCATTGGTTCAGGCTTATAGTATTCGAGAAGATGCTAAAGCGAATAACTTTAGTGCTACTCCATTAGAAGTAACTCCTGCATTACAAGCTATGCAGCCAAGTGTTCAATCACACCATGCTCAGACCTTTATAGCAGGTAATATGGCAGTCCGTAGATTAACACCTAGGGAATGCGAGAGGTTGCAGGGGTTCAAGGATGACTATACAATTATTCCTTGGAAAAAGGGGGAATCACCAGACGGTCACCGCTACAAGGCATTAGGTAACTCGATGGCAGTTCCAGTTATGAAGTGGATAGGGGAGAGAATCAATGAAGTTAACAAACAAATTTAATTTACCAGAACCAATAGTCAATGCAGTACAAAACCAAGGGTATACCCCAGGTAGCAGTGATATTACCGTTACACAGCTAATCCAACCACCTTTGATTCGTCAGTTGCGGATTAAGCACGATGACGCTATAGAAGAGGATGCTTCAGACCGTGTTTGGGCGTTGTTTGGAAGTAGTGTCCATCATCTGCTTGAAATGGCTTATAAGGGGTCTACAGTGCGTCGGGAGGAGCGAGTCTATGCCGAGGTACTGGGATGGAAATTAGGGGGCGCATTCGACGTTTTAGAGGGTTCTCACCTATCTGATTACAAGGTGACCTCAGTATTCGCTGCTAGTGGCAAAATCGAGTGGGAACGCCAGTTAAACGTCCTGAGATGGTTATTGCATAAGAATGGCACAGAAGTCACTAAATTGAGCATTACAGCCATTTTCAGAGACTGGAGACCCCGTGAGCAACAGAAGAACCCAGAGTACCCTGCAAGACCGATTCTGACCCTTCCTATCCGTATGTGGACACTAGATGAGGCAGAGGCTTATGTACAAGAGCGTATTGCACTTCATCAATTATCTGAACCCCCAATTTGTAATGATGAGGAAAGATGGGCTACTCCTGAACAATTTGCTTTAATGAAGAAGGGTGGCAAACGAGCCATCAAGCTATATCCGTCACAAGAGGGTGTTACACTCGGCACAGACCAGTTCTGGGAGCATCGTCCAGCTACTTATAGGCGTTGTGAAGATTACTGCAGTGTAAATAAATTCTGCCCCGTATGGAGTAATGTTGCTTTTTAAACTAAACTAACAAATGAGACCACAGGCATTCATCCCCCACTTCCCCCTGACGGCTCCCCTCCGTCACGCTTGTGGTCTCACCTACAATGTGAGACGGATTGGTCTCACCTAACGAGAATGATATGACTACTATTGTTGGCGATTGGATTAATAAAAAATTAGTTGCAGACAGTCAGTTTTCAGACGATGATTCAGGTATTAAATATTTTGAAGATAAGATTATTGCAATAGAAGGTGGTTATCTTGGAGTTGCAGGTAATTGGGTGGATGGAGAAAAGGTTTCTGAATATATTAATAAGAAACACAAGACAAAACCAAAACTAAAAGCAGATAGTTCATTCTTAAAATTAACAGAAGAGGGTCTATTCTCTTGTGGAGATGACCTAGAATGGGAACGAGTTAGAACTTTTATGGCAATTGGCAGTGGCTCAATGGCTGCAGAGGTTTGTATGAGAATGGGATTAAGTGCAGAGGAAGCTGTTAAATGGGCGTGTAATGTGGACTTAAAAAGTCACGAACCAGTCAAAACATATAAATTAGGCGAATAAAATGCAACCAAGATGCAGCGATGAAGATTTTATAGAACTGTGGAATAAACATCAATCAGGAACTATATTAGCAAAAATATTAGATATTGACCTTCGTAACCTAATGCGTCGACGAAGTAGACTAGAAAAGAAATACAACATTAAATTAGAAGCAAAAGAAAAGCCAAGTCAAAGATTAACTATTCCAGAGAACAAAGTCCGCACTAATCTGTCTATGGAAGATGGATTGATTATTGTGGGTTCTGATTGCCACTATTGGCCTGGATATGTCAGTACCGCCCATAGAGCATTTGTCCATCTCATCAAGAAACTAAAACCTAACGGAATAGTCCTTAATGGAGACATTATGGATAACGCCACAATCAGTCAACACAATAGGATTGGGTGGGATAAGACTCCAACCGTGAAGGAAGAACTAGAAGAAGTCCAAGCCAGACTAGGAGACATTGAGAAGGTTCGTCCTGCAGGAGCATTTATGCACCGCACCATTGGTAACCACGACCTTCGTTTTGATGGGAAACTATCTAATGTTCTAGGACAGTATGAAGGTGTACCTGGAATGGCATTAGCCGACCACTTGCCTCTTTGGACATATTCTTGGTCTCTAATGGTCAATAACACTTGTATGATTAAGCACCGTTGGCATAATGGTCAACATGGAGTGTTTAACAATACCCTGAAATCGGGGGTCTCAATGGTCACGGGGCACTTACATTCCCTAAAAGTGACTCCGTGGTCAGATTATACAGGTGACAGATATGGCGTTGACACAGGAACAATGTCGGCAATTGGAGGAGACAAGTACATCTACACGGAAGATTCGCCCGTCAACTGGCGTTCAGGATTCGCAATACTTACGTTTGTCAATGGAGAACTTATGCCGCCAGAAC